GATCGCTAGAGACAGGACACAAGATCCTACACTAGTTTCCAAAGTACAAATAGCAGAAAGAGAGTATGACTCTAATACAGCATCATATGGAACTGGGCAAGGAAACTTATATAGTACAGACAGAATGATGCCTGTACCGTACAACTTAACAATGCAAGTAGATATTTGGAGTAGTAATACTGACCAAAAACTACAGTTGTTAGAACAAATTTTAATATTATTTAATCCGAGTTTACAGTTACAGCAAAACTCTAATCCGTTGGATTGGTCTAATTTATTCGAAGTAGAACTAACAGACATCCAATGGAGTAACCGAAGTATTCCAGCTGGTGTCGATGAAACGTTAGACGTTGCTACACTCACATTTGTTATGCCTATATGGTTAAATCCTCCGGCGAGTGTAAAGAGACAAAAAATTATTAACTCTATTATATCCAATGTGTACAAGACAGATAGTACCGGCGATTTAGGATACGACTCAGACATTTACGATTTCTTTAGAACGCTTGATGGCGAAATGGAAACTCAGACAATTACACCAAATAACTATTGGGTAAGTATTGACGGCTCTGAGGCAACACTTTTCAAAACTGCGCCAACTGGCACTCCGGCTCAAAGTGTTTACGATGATGGGACCACAGTTAAGGCCAATTGGAATGACTTACTAGAAGTAATATCGCCCCAAAGTGCAGGCGGATCTGTTGCTGGTGCTAGTGTAGATTTAGCTGACATTCCACTGACCACCGGCAGTACACTACAATTAAATATTAACAGTGACATTGAAAGTACTTCATTAATTACCGGGACAATTGTTAGAAACTCGATTGACACTGCTAAATTAATATTCACAGTAGATGCTGATACATTGCCTTCTACAACCCAGGCTAATGTAACAAGAATTGTTAATCCTGCAAATAATTATCCAGGCGACGGTACTGTTGCCGCAGTTGTAACCGGGCAACGATATTTACTAACTAACGAAATTGTCGGAGACAACTGGGGTAGTTTGAATGCAGATGTCCACGACATTATAGAATATGATGGTGCTAATTGGGTAATATCGTTTGATGCTAGTACAGTTTCAACTACTCAATATGTTAAAAACTTATACACAAACAAACAATACAAATACGAGAACTCCTCATGGACAAGCACACACGAAGGACAGTACAACCCAGGCTATTGGAAACTGAACCTGTAAAACAATTTGACGGGATCGCTGGAGCAGGCGTACTTTTCCTTGCTCGTGATACCGGGCGTTGTCTGTTTCAATTAAGGAATAGTGATAAGCGTCATAAAAACACTTGGGGTTTTTGGGGTGGTATGATTGATAATGGTGAGACCCCATTTGAATGTATACAACGAGAGTTAGAAGAAGAAATTGGGTTCGTTCCAGAACTACAAAAATTAAATCCCATAGATGTTTACCAAAGTAAAAACAAGCACTTCATGTATTACAGTTTTGTTGCTGTTGTTCCAAGCGAATTTATCCCTACATTAAACAAAGAGAGTTCGGGATATGCCTGGGTAGACATAGGCAAGTGGCCCAAGCCTTTACATGATGGCGCAAGGTCTACTTTAGGCAGAAATAAAGGCACAGATAAGCTACATACCATCCTAAATATCAATATGTGATAAGTAGTAGCATGTCAAAGGATATTATAAATTTTGACTCTATACGTTTGACTACTGAGCTTAATAAATTCAAACTACACAAAACAATCCCCAACACATTTTTAGACGGCACATTCTCTATACTTGACCTTAAGGAGAATTACGAAGACTTTTCTGCTAAACATAAGAAAATAGCAGACAATTTAATGGACGTTTACGATGTGCAAATTAGGGAAAGTGCAGATGGTTTAGAAAAGAGCATGGTGAACGAGTATAGAGGATTCTTAAAAAACCAACGTTGTAGAGAACACTGGTGGGTGTACCCTGCCGTGATGAAAAAATACAGAGTAAATATAAATCCTGTTCGAGCAGTGTACTACGAAACAAAAGAAATGGTTAAGAAATTTAACAGCCATAGTCCGCATCATGGGTGGCTATTTGATATAGTGTCTAGCAACGAATGGCATCAACGAGTAATGAAAGCAATTTTAACTGACCGACAACGTGTTGATAAAATTATAAACTTCTATCTTCCGCTATATGAGGCTTCGGGTCTACAAGCTCCACTTGAGTTAACACATTTAAAAACATTGAGGTCTGATTTGCTTGACTATGCAAATCTATTTACTTCTGTCAAGCAATGGACTCCGGACGACTAACTATTTCGATGTAGCAATAAATACACCGTTCCAATCTTTAGGCAAGTCTTGTGTTAGTTGGAATTCGCAACGTTCAATCCACATAGCATAGTAGCCTTTCATCTTACCTTCAAATGCATTGTTTAGTTCTTTACATATCTTAATTGCTTTTTTAAATTCTTGATTGCGATAATGTGTATGCATGTCATCGTGCATTTGTTTTGCTTTAGCATACTTAGTTTTCTTAATATCAAGTACTGTGTATATTTCTATGCCAATTGTTTTTCCTTTTACTGCCAAGTCATCTACTTTTAAATAAAAGAAATCATTTGCAGTATGTTTATGTGTATCACCGCCCACAAGGAGTAAACATCCATACTCTTTACATTTACTTTCTATTCTCGCGGCAGTACTAACTGCGTCTCCGAGTATGTCATATGAGTGTCTTGCAGTGGAGCCCATTTCCCCAATATAACCGAGCCCAGTATTAATACCAGCACCCATACCAACGGGTGGTCTACCTTCTTTAACAATTTTATCATTGAATTTCTCTACTGCTCTAAGCATTAATAGTCCTGTTTGCACCGCACTCTTAGGATGATCTGGATCGTCCATAGGAGCATTGTGTATGTGCATACTTGCATCGCCAATATATTTGATCACCATGCCGTCTGCATCAAGTATAGGTTGCGTAATAGCATCCATATACCCATTCATTATTTCTGTTAACCCTTTAACATCATCGCCAAAGCTCTCACCTAGTGGAGTAAAGCCACGTAAATCCGAGAAGCATATACTTACTTCCTTTTTCATCCCGTCTTTAATTAGTCCCGGGTTTTCTTGTAGCATACGCACTACTGTGGGAGAGGCGTATCCTGCAAATTGTTTTTGTATCTCGGCTCTTAGTTTAAATTGCACATAGAAGTTGTTAAACGACGTCTGTGTGAACACTATGAACCCTGCGAACACTGGAAAGGTAGCATCAAACAATACTAGGTTAGCAGTATATTGATATACACTAAAGTATGCTATTCCTCCTAGTATACCCATTGACACTGGAGCACTTGCCCATATCGGTATTCTATACACTGCTGTCATAACTAGTAACATAGTCAATAACGCACACAGAAGCTCTGTGACAGCACTTAGCTGACTACGAGTGATATTACTACCGTCTATAAAGTTTTGTAGCATATGGGCTTGTATTTGCTGTGGATATAAGTTGCCACGTGGCGTAGGTACCGGATTGGCAACGCCTTCTGCTGTTACGCCTATTATGACCATTTTGCCTGCAAGATGGTCCAACGTTTCGGCTCCTACATATTCAATTTCTTCAAATGTGTTATTGAATCGAATGTATGCTGTGCCGTCTGGCTGTGTTACAATAGGATCGTACCCTTTAACAGCAACTTCCTGAATCCCTATCTCACTAGTTTTAACCATGTAACTTTTTTGCCCTTTGCTCACTCTCAGCATTTCAACAGCAAAACTAGGATACAGTCTATCGCCAACTGTGATTGCTAATGGATATGTTCTTGTTTGGTTATCTGGCTGTGGCGCTGACGCTGTTACGCCTTTGCCGTTTGCTACTGCTTCTAGTAGCGGAATGTTTGTGACTAAGTTGGGCCACTTTAGTAAATAATCTTTTGCTGGCACAGGGCCAATTGTGCCTGTTCCTATATGTGGGCCTGATGTTTTAATGCCTCTTGTACTAGTTGCTTGACTTAGCACATTAAAATTTATAGGATTACGTCTTGCTCCTTGCACATTAACCTTATTTTCCATCAAATAATTAGCAAATGTTTCGTCTCCAGAAAACCTGTCTGCTTCAGGAAACATAATCGTCCAGCCTAGCACACCGCCTCCGGCGCCTGCAACATCTATCACCATTTGTGCATAGTATTGTCTGGGCCAGGGGTACTGTCCGTTAACTGCTAAACTTTTTTCGCCGATGTTTATTATCACAACATCCTGGCTTTGCTTAATTTCATCTAACTGTTGATATGCGTCAAATGTTTGTCCTCTGACACTTTGTAGTGCCGTTGGATCTGCTACTCGCAATGCAAGTAACAACACAATTGATAACAAAACAGCATAGCCACTATATAAGATTTTCATAGCAGTATTTATCGTATCTTAATACAGTCGTCTCGCTTTTTTGCTTGAGAATATACGTTAAAGTTATTAGCAACCACAGACCCTATTACCAAATTTGATAGCTGTAAATCCATTTCTGTTATTGTTACGTCATGCTTATGTGCATAATATAATGCAGGACCAATCAGAATTATTTTCAGTGCTATTATCTCTGTTGATGTCGGTGTTTTGCCTAGTAAAGGATTAACTTCTTTAACGCAACTATATTGTATTGCTCTATCTGTTGAGTATAT